CTTGATTCAGCCTAATGCCACGCATGTTGAAGAACTGCTGTTCGTCGTACTCCGAGAACGTCTGTTCCTGATCAGCGTAGAGCACAGCAAGACCTTCGACGATAACGTCGCGATCGGCCTTAACCTTGTACTGGAACACGTTTCCTCCTATCGCAACTTGGTCTTGCTGTATGACTCGAACGTGATTCTGTTCGTACGGTACATCGTGTTCTGACGGTACACATAGCCTGACTCGTTAAGAGTACAGTAGCTATGGATAACGTTACCACCCAGCTGCGGATCTAGATGTAGCAACGTTTCGATACACTCAGAAATTTGCTGTGCTTCCTTGCGTGTCAACTGGTTGTCTTGCAGCTTCGAGTGGTACACGTAGATGTAGTCCGTGAAGTTGTTGTCGGTTCGATACGACACACCCTGAAGGTCACGTCGACGGTTACCAGGATCAACACAGACCGAAGGTGTTCTAGGAAACTTCTCCTGATCACCGTAATAGATGTCAGCAGCATCGACTACGACGTTAGTAGCCGACTTGAGTAGCGCTGCATTCACCTTCAGTTTGTCGATGATGTACTGCGTCACAACGTCTATTGAATCAGTGATACTAGGCACGATCGGTGAACCTCCCGCTGCGCCTAGCGCGCTCTGTCATCCACTCAGCGAAGATGGCTTCCATCTTGGGAATGTCTGATTCCTGATACATGATGAACGGCCGAGCAGGAAGACTCCAGGTACCTGCATCCATAGCCATACCGATTGCACGCGCTCGCACGTGCTTAGCACTGGCCTTAGGACCAAGTTCCTTTACTGCCATAGGCAGGAACTTCTTAATCAGGTCGTTAGCTGCCTTGCTCTTCATGTTACTCATCGTAGCAACGTTATTACCACCGCTTGTTGCACGCTCTGCGCCAGCTTGGTGATAGACGCCATAGAAGGCATCTGGAGGCAATCTACGTATGGTAGCACTTGTCTCGCCGATGTCCCAGATGTTGAACTGACGTGCTCGGCGAGCCAGATTACCTGTACGCCTAAGGATAGGGTGCGTAGCGCCTCCACGTGCTACAACAGTCGATTCAGCAAGGTGCTGCCACTTGGGTCGACCCTCTTCCGCGAAGTTAGTTCGAATCGAGGGTATCATCACCTGTCGAATTATCATCGCAAGAGGTGCACGAAAGGATCGAATGTCCATATTAAACCTATTGACATCTCTAGCTACGATCCCAACAGAGGGCCGAATGTCCCATTTGATACTCTTGATGGTATCAAACCGAAGCATAGAGATAGCGCCCGCAATGTCAACTGGGTTAATGCCCTGGTTAGACGCACTAGGCTTGTTCCTAGGAAGTTGAGGCATGTCAACTCCTAGAATGTCGTTGTCATAGAGAATGATGCAGGCCCTACAGAGGGATCGCTCGGAACATCCTTGGGGTCCATAGCGGTCGACGCGTCTGTAGGGTAGAATGTGATCCCGGAGATGTTAGTTGGCACCTCTGGAATGATGATCGAGCCATCAAGGATACCCATGATGAGCATCTCCGCGCTAGCGTCGAGCTTCGTTGCATAGGTATTCTCGGTCGGACCAACATCTTCACTGTACTGCCGGAAGTAGAACCAGGCGAAGTACTTACGTGAGATGATCGTGCGAACAAGCTTGGGAGTCGTATCAGGGCCTAGCCACGTAGCAATCGTGGCAGCGTCGATCTGTGCGCCTAGCCGAGCGAGGGTCTCGCCCTCGTAGTGATTCAGGAGTTCGGTGTCCAGTGTCTGTACAGTAAGCTTAGTTCGTTCGGCCAGGGCTCGCACCTCTTCGACCGTAACACGTGCCATAGTTTCTCCCTTGGCAGTGCACGCCTAACTTTGGTGGGAGAGCGTTTCCGTCGGACCCTTCAAATGCAACGGAAACGCTCTCCCTTTATTCCTCCGCGCTACGCCTGTCCACCGGTAGAGCTCGGCGCGACCCCTCCGGTGCCCGTGGGAGCTGCAGGAGGCTTCGGGGCAGCCGCCTTGTCAGCAGCTTCCTTGTCGGCCTTCGCCTTGTCAGCAGCCTTCTGCTCGTCAGTACGATCGTCGCCCCTCGGCGACTGCGTAACCGTACGAGTAACCACCGGTTCAGCAGTTTCCACTTCCTCCAGGACACCAGCATCCCAGAGGTTCTTCATGACTTCCCCGGGCAGACCCTCGACCTTGGCACCGTGAGGAATGTGCGTCATCTGGTTGACAGTCTGCCCAGATGCCTCGTCTACAACATCCTCACCGTACTGAATGTTCGAGAGAGCCCTGTATGCCTTTGCCATATCAGTGCTCCTTACGCGATCGCGGTCTTGATGAGGTAGCCGGCGATGGCCTTGCCAGCGTCACCTGTACCCGGGTCGCCCTGGGCCGGCAGCTTGAGGTCGTAGCGACGACGAACGCGAAGCAGGTCAGACGCTCGCTTCTCCTCGCGCCAGCGGTCGACGAACTGATCGCCCCACTTGAACTCGTAGCCGAAGGCAGGAACCTTCAGACCCGGCCGGTCAGGCACGTAGGCAAGGATGACATCCTTGCCCCAGAGGTAACCGAGCGACGTCGGCTGACCCTCGTTGGCGCTGTTGAAGCCGACGCCAGGAACAACGACCTTGCCCAGGCTCAGGACGGCCGAGAGCAGCTCCGGCGAGAAGATCGCCCGCTCGGAGTACTTGATCCGCTCGAGGAAGTCCGGGTGGTCTTCCAGAACGACCATCACCTGGTAGGGGATGACCGCAACCGTAGGGTCGAGGAAGATGCGGTTGTGCACCTGCGTCTTACCCGTACGGAGGTTCAGGATCGGGTCGGAGTTGACGTAGTCGTTCCACTGCGCAGTACCCACGAGCGTCGTAGTCGACGTCGTAGCGTAGTTCGCAGCGGTTGTCGCCAGGTTCTTCATCGCAACTTCGCGACCCAGCATGACACGCGAGGTCACCAGCTCGGTGGCGTCCTGATCCGGCGCGAGCGGCGAGTCAGCGTTGGAACGCTCCTCGTCGGTCACCGCGATCTGCAGAGCGTGCTCCGCAGCGTAGTACACGTCCGTCGAGACCGACAGGCCATTGATCTCGTTCGCTTCAGAACCAGGCGCACGGAAGTCGCCAGACTCCGGAAGCCAGGCCTCACGACCGAAGATGTAGTACTTGTCAGTCTGCTTCATGACCGTTACGGCCGGGAACAGCTGCTCACCAACAAGACCGGCATTCGGCCACGCGATCGAGATCTGCGAAAGGATCTTATCGACGTGGACGTTACCGCCGCCTGAAGGGTTATAGGCTGCCATAGTTACTCACTCCCCTCAGGGGTTGTCTTCTTCTCCAGGTAGAGCATGTTACGGCGCCGCGATGTAGCCGGGCTGCAACAGAACGTCGATCAGGTCGCCTGCAGCAACAGTGCCACCTGGAACCGACATTCCGACACAGATACCCATTACAAGGTTACCGGTTGCGGCAAGAATTGCACCGCCCGCGTTACCCGTAGTGATACGCGAGCCAAGCACGATCGCACCTGGAGTAGCGTTGGCATACATCTTGGTGATGCCCAGCAGAGCCACGTTGGCAACAGCGTTACCATATGCCACCTTGACCTGGTCGATGTCTTCCTGTACAACGCCCAAGCACAGCGTCGAGGCAGCAACGTTCAGGTCAATACGAGCCTGGCTCGCAGCGACTGAAAACTTCACCGCACGGTAGCGAGTAACACCAGCAGCTGCCGAGCCGTTGTAGGTCGCAAGGACGGGGTAGCCCTTGTCAAGTACGTAGTTACCGCCACCTGCCACGGCTTACTCCTTCCACGCGTAGGACTCTTTGCGGTACTCGTCGTACAGCTGACGGTTTTCACGCGCCACCTGATCGAGAGCATCGGCGTACTTGACGCCCTTGAGCACGAGCGAATCGACGAGCTCGTTGAGAACCTGCGAAGCCGGCTTCTCGTCGCGGCCAACGCGGCTGTACCCACCAGCACGCTCGCCCAGCTCGACGAAGAAGTTCTGACCGTCACGCATCATGGTCATGAGCTCGTAGACGCTGTCAGCGACATCCTGAGGGATCCGAGGGTCCGAGAGGATCTTCAGCGCCTGCGCCTTGCCAACAGGCGACAGCGCCAGCTTCGAGCTGTCGAACTCGGACAGCTTCCGAGCCACATCAGCCTCGCGAAGCTGGATGCTCATCTCGCCCAGGCGCGAAGCCTGATCCTCGAGGTGCGCAACCAGAGCAGCCGCGGCCGGGTTCTGCTCAGCCAGCGCCTTGATCTCAGCGCCCAACGTAACCGTCGGGGGCTTCGGCGTTGGAGGAACAGGAGGGGTGTTCGTAGGCGGTACAGGAGGGCCACTCGGGAACGCTTCCGACAGCTGCTTGATCAGGCCCAGCCGGGCCGTCACGTCAGCTTCAGGTGCGTCCTCGGCCAGCCCGATGCTAACGCGCAACTGCTTCGGGTCCACCTCGACCTCTTCCACTTTGGTCGGAGGCTCTCCAAAGGAAAGCTCCGACAGATTGATCGGTAGCAGGTTCTTCAGGAACGGCCTATTGGTAAGGCCACCGCCGAAGAGCACGTTCTTGTGTTCCTGTCCAGCAGGATCGATCCACTTGTCGACGAACTCAGGAGAGAAGTACCGGAACGCCTTCTGCCGAATCTTCTCAGCCGCCGTCTTGGTAAACTCGACGAGGCCCTTAAGAACGCCGCCCTCGAACTTGACCTGCTTGATCCAACCAGCAGCTTCGCTGTTGCCTTGCTTCTGGAAGCTGTGATCGTAATCGACTGCTAGCTCGACGCCACGAATGTTCTGCGTAACGTTGTCAGCAAACTCTTGCAGCTTCTGAGGGGTGAAGTTGATCTTCCCATATAGAGGGTGATCGTACTCACCCACCTTCATCAGCTCGATCCAGGTAGTGTCGCCCTCAGAGAGGACGTTACCACCATTCCAATTGAACAGATCGACGTAGAACCCATAGGTAGCCATTAGTTTGTCCGGCTACCAGTAGTGCTCATAGTGCCCTGGGTAATGCGGTTGGTGCGCTTCCCCGCAGTCACGCCAATGCGGTTGGTACGCTTGCCTGGAGAAAGCGCTTTCTGCTGCCGCGGTGTGTCAACCGTACCGTCAGGTACTTCACCCATGGCCTTCGGCGAAGCCTTCTTCGCAGCCTTCTTAGCTGCTCCAAGACCTGCCGACTTGCCCATTCCGGCACTCGACATGGATCCGGGAGGACAAGCAGCGTCGGACATTCCCTTGATGAACGGGTTGGCCTTCTTCGCCGCAACCTTCTTAGCAGGAACCTTCCCTGCCGCTGCCTTCTTGACAGGAACCTTTCCAGCTACAGCCTTCTTAGCGAAGGGATTGGCCTTCTTAGCCGCCACCTTCTGCCTCCCTCCGCTGATGACCTTGTCAACATGGACGCTACCGGAACCTGTGGGATTATAGACACTCAATCTAATCCACCTCGGTCTTATCTGTAGTATATAGGATTCCATTTTGTTTCTCAAGTGGCAATTTCTTTATCTCTTTATCCGCCAGAAGCATCACGTCCAGCGTTTCCACCAGGCTTGTTCATCGCTGAGGGCGTCTGCCTAGGCCCGCCTACCTTGTTGGCATTCATGTTCTGCTTACCAGCATTGGGATCGGTGGAACTACCCGCACTGCCAGCACTAGGATCAGTAGTGTTATCGCCCGGATTACCACTAGGCACCGTACCATGAGCAGGACGCACCAGCATAGGTGTACGCGCCGTTGTGGGATCCGCCGGCGGCAAGTCCATTTCACGTCGTAGCTGCGATTCCATATTGTCATCAGGACGAATGGCATCGATGCTAACTAGGTTACGAATGGCAAACGACAGTGTACGAATGTCTTCCCACTCGCCAATGCGCCGTGCACGAAGACGAGGGTAACCACGATCGACACCAAGCTTGTAGTTCAAGTCTACCAACTGCTTGATGACGTACTTGTTGAAGATGTCACAGACATAGTCAGCAAGATAACGTGTCGATTTCAAGAAGATGTCGACGTTACTGTCCTGCGTACCAGTCGTTGCATCCATGAATGAGCCTAGGACGTTCGACTTGATGCGCATGTCGTGGTGTTCGATCGACTTCATACAGTCAACAGGCTGGCCCTTAATCTCGGCAAAGATCAGATCCCAAAGAGGAGGCAGAGTGACGTGTGCTCGCTCATTGGTACGCAGGTTACGTCCGAGGTTGTCTGCGAGCTTCTGATCTTCAGTAGAGAAGCCTGGTGGCAACTTAATGACAGGAATACCAATACCATGGCGTTCCTTCTGAATTGCGTCGATTTTGTAGAGGGTATCCTTGTAGTACCAGTGCTTGTACGCCGATCGCAGCACTGAAATGCCTGTGATATCCCCCGCTTCAGGCTCATGCGAGAAGATCACCATCTTTGCAATGGGAATGAATCGCTCGGTCAGCGCCTCCATCCCCGTGCCCTGACTAGCAGGCGACGGACCACTATAAGGGTTGCTAAACATCTTGCACCCATTGGGTCCGCCGTTGAAGTCGTAATCCCACTCTTGAATATCGAGTGGGTGACGTGGCGCGATCTTCTGTAGACGCAACCTGCCATCAGGATCTATACCCGTTGAAGGATACACCTTCTCGAAGGCCATGTAGCCATAGTCAGCCATGAGCAGTACATCACTCAGTAGCGTGGCCCAAGGTACGTTGAGACGCTCGAAGAGGTTGTCACTGACGAAGTCGGCAATGCTGATATCCTGCTTCGAAGCAGGTGTGTTGTTGTCCTTGGTGTATGGCTCGACGAACCAGTGCGCACCTTGAACAGGTGTCTTCAGGAGGCGCATCGATGCACGAACTGCACCATCCTGCCGACGCATGTTGTAGTAAATGCGAATACCATTTTGCGCATGAAGCTTGGTGTTGTCGTCTCGACGAGTCCATGAGGTGAAGGGACTCGGAGCCGTATAACCAAACTCACGCAACGCAGTACCAGGTGCAATGCCAGGATCGTGATGCGTACGCTCAGCCATCACCATGTAGCTCTTATCGTCAGGAACACTAACGATATCCATGGTCATGAGGAGCTCTTCTAGCGCTGCAGTGCCTGCATCGCGGGCGACCCCGTCTTGTTCAAGCACCACAGAGGGACCGCGCGACTGATTGACGTCCTGTTCAATGGAAGTCTCTGTGTCAGTCATCACATACGCTCCAAGTTCGCCATAGTGAAGTACCCACTAGTGTTGTCGTCACTATAGCTATTGCCAGAGGTGCCGGTTGTGAAGGTGCCTTGCGATGGTTCTAGCGATGCCATCGAGTACACGTCGGACAGCTTATGACGTGCACCTAGTTTGTAGATGTGCATAAGGGCATAACGAATGGCGTCAAGAGCATGGTCGTCGTACTTCTGCGCATCCTCGCGGGGATTACGAAGCACTCGGCCAACAGCTGAAGGGGCTCGGTAATTGTTGAACTCACGGATAGTATTGACACATGAGTGGTCGACGAAAAGCTTAGGCGCCTCAAGCGGAGTACCGTACTCATCCGCTTCCCCGATCTGCCTCATCTTCAAGAACGTGTTGACTAGCTCTACGCCTTCACGCCAGCCCGATTCGGTCTTTCCTCCCGCAGTAACACCGCTCTTAGCCTCAGGGAGGGCATAACAAGCAACGAGATGCGTCGATACTTCAACTGCCGCTCCTGGATCAGCCGCATCTCCAAACGCCAGATCGAGGTGGTAGCCTGGAGGCTGCTCTCTGTTCTTGAGGATTTCCAGATGCGTAGGCAGTGTGAGGAAGGGCCGGTAATGCTCTCGCCAAATGTAAACCGTGTCCCAGGGGTCAATCTGAAACTCGATCGCAGCCAGTGGGTTCGTGAAACCCCAGTCAAAAGCAATGTAGTTGGGCCAAGCTGGATTGAACACATGCTTCTTAACATGCGTGGTTTCCTTAAAAACTTCGTAGATCTTTCCTACGAACGCCGAAAACTCTGCACCGATTTCCTGGAGGAACCAGGGAAGGATCGTGGTGCTTTCGATGAGCTGGATTTCTTCATCAGTACGTCCACCAGGATACACAACAGGATTGTCCCAGGACGGGAACTGCCAACTCTGGTAGTCAGGTTGATCCGGATTCTGACCACGCGCCCATTCATCATACAGCCAGTTGTAACCTTCAGGCGTCGTGGGGAAGTCCGCACCACCCCTACGGTCAGCAAGTGCTGCACGGATGTAACGCTCCCAGGTATCCTTCTTGTGCTTAGCCGCCTCCGACATGATAGCAAAGTCGAGACGTTCGCCCACAAGATTCTCTGGGTGATCGGCCGACCTACACTCCACACGTGTCTTCCAGGGAAACTCAAGATACATTTCACCGGAACGCTTATTGTAGGCACGTTTGACCCTCTTGTCTCTTCCGAGGCCAAGACCGATGATCATGTCGTCCCAGATTACTCGGAACTCTTTCTCCGCCAGGTCATAAGTAGGTCCCACGATCCACCCACGACGATCAGGAATAAGCAGGTCGGGTTCCCTATCACGCCCTGCCATAGTAGACTTACCAAAACGCCTACCGCAAACAGGTATACGAAAGCGAGCAGGACTGTTATGGAAGAGCTTTTGCTTAGGAAACGGAGTATATCCAATGCGCTCAAAGTAGGCCGCCTTGTCTACTACCTTCCCGCCGAAGGATTCACGCCGCTGAATCGGTTGCACTGTGCTCCCTTCGGTGGTCCATCGGGCCCCTTATTATATAATAAGGAATGCATTGATTAGGCCTGGTTGACTGTCACCGTAACGTTGGTCCGAATGTTGTCCGAGTCCCACCAGCCCGTGAGGAACACATCCATAGGTACGATGATACCCTTCGATGCGATGAGCGACACAGCCGTATCATGAGCCATGGCAACGTCGTTCACACTGTTGGCTGGCACAGGGTGGGCCGCTAGCACGGTCTGATAACGCTCCTCAAAGGTACTAGTCTCGCCCACGTGAAACGATACTTGCCACTGTATGCCGATACCTGCCATCGTTCCCCCTATTGACTTACGTACTTGCCGACGCCAGCTACCGTGCGGACCGCAGCACCAGGTAGGCGTGTTTCACCCGCAGCGTCGCCGCCAACAGGGACAGTAGAGTCAATTTGCCGTATAACACCAACACCTGCACTACCGTAGACTTCACCGGTGCGCCTCACTCGGAACCTTGGATTGGTATCCGTTGCGAAGCCCGTAACAGTCCCAGGTCGACGCTTCACGTAGTTTGGCTGCGATTGCCCCAAGGCGTTCGTCACGCTCTTGACAATGAAGACCCGAGCGTGACGATTCACCTTGGGGAACCAATGCTTGGTGCTTGCCACTACTTCCTCGCGTTCAGTACCATGGCCCGCACAGTTGCAGGCGAAAACACCTTCAGGCGGCCGATGATCATAATGATGATGGGCGCAGCAACTGCTTCGAACCCGAGGATGGCAGCGGTCTTGTCAGCGCTCAGCTTGAAGCCAAACACGGCGACTAGCGCGATGAGCGCTTCCGTGACAAGAGTAATCGTTGTTACGCTGACCAGTGGCTCCTTAGGAGCAGACACCGGAGGTACTGCAGGTAGCGACATGATTAGCTCCTGTTCGGCTGTGGGTAACCAGCAGGGTTACCGAAGCGGTGGAAGTACTTCACACCCGCACCTCGCATGGTCAGCGCCTGAGGCACCGCAGTGGTACCAGCCTTCGGTGCGTAGTTCGACGCACGCGTGTTCACGGTAGCGTTACCAGGCGTTGTTGCCAACGTAGGCAGTGCACCCGCCGGAGTCGCAGCCGCTGTATCGACGTAAGTCGTACCAGCCTGGCTCACCAGCAGGAGCTCTGCACCCTGTGTACGTCCGTAAAACTTGTAGCTGGTTGCACCGGGCACCGCTACTACTGAAATGCTCACACTACCAGTAGCACCAGTGGTAACAGCGCTCTGCTCAACGCAAGCCAGACCCTCACCCACGGCCGATACAGCACTGACGCGGTACCAGTACGTACCAGCTGCCAGCGTACCCCCCGACGTGCTCGGCGTGAGTGTCATCACAGGCGTCTCAGGCCGAGGCGCCACTGCAAGCACGACACCAGCCTTGGTCTTGCCCTTGGCATCGCGGTAGATCACGTTCGTGCGACCCTGCCGCTTAGTCCGAACTACTTGCCGTGTAGGCACCTTGCCTCCTTAAAGCTTGTGCATGTCAATGCGCGCCCCGACCCATTAGCTTTACAGAGCACCACAGGGCCTATTGCCTATTGCCCGCAAAGTAAGGGATCGACTCTTCCCATGCCCGCTCGAACGATATGCAGACAAGTCCCGTCTTCCGTCCGATGACGTAGTACAAGTTGCCGCGCTTGACGATCCGCACGGCAACCTTAGTCACTGCACAACTCTGTTACGCCAAGGCCAGTAGCCCATGAAGGTAACTGCTACTGCTAGGAAGAACAGCCCGAGGAACATCAGGTTGTGTCCTTCGATCTTGACGCCGAAGAACTCCAGGATGAAAATGATCGCTGCGATAAGACCTGCAACCAACGTGATCATGTCAGCCACCTCGCTAGATACGACTCACTCGAGTCCCTTTTGCACGCTCTTCTGCCGTGGGCTCTCTTGCCACTGAAGCGAAGAGATCCGTCCACGGTTCGTCCTTGCCCGTACCCTGCTGGCTATCCGCAATCCGCCCCAGAACGCGATCGACGATGTACTTCGATGCGTTGAGTCGCGTTGATTCCTTCTCGCCGTGAACTGCGAGTTCGCCAATGATCTCAGCCGCGAGAGGAGCGTTGTCGCGGAAGATCTGCATACACAGCTTCTCGTTGTCTGCAACCGAAGGACTTGCCTTAGGCTGAGCCTGCAACAGCTTCAGCTCATCTTCGGGCATCCAGTCCGGAATGTGTCCCACGCTGAAACTCCTTCCCTTACTTCGATTATAACTGAGTCAAACGGCTAAAGCAAGATGCAGTTTCTGCCGCCCAATTGAATGCCTATCCATTACTGAGTATTACATGCGTTTTCTCTACTAGTTTCCATTATACCGTACCGACCCTTTCATGATCCTAAAAACACATGTAAAATATAGTTATGAGCACAACACACACACCGACTACCGACCGTGCTCACCAGTCTGGGAGGACTACCATGTCTATCGACATCAACAACGTCATCTCTCTCGTCGAGACAGTCGAGGTCGAGGAGACGACTGACGGCATGACGGCGTACGCCGTCTTCACTGCGACGAAGTCGGTCTTCGCCAGTGT